CCGTAGGAAATGAAATCGTAGCCGATACACTTGAATTAGTAATCGCAAACGAAAGACTGCCTGAGCTAATCTGTGAAAGCGTAGAGCCGTTCATCGAGTAAATGCCGTACTGACTTGTTATAGAGTGCTGACCCGATACAGTCGAAGTAACAAAAGACGCAGACTGCAAAAACCTTAGCTCATTAAATACACAGTTATGCTCAACCGAAACAGGAAATACAAAAGCACTCGCGGTACTTGTGCCTTTTGCTCCGAATGTCTGTGATGAAAAACTTCCAGGATAATAGGGAATATAAGTAGACTTATTCGCACCAGCACCAGCCGCCGCCGCGCTCAATGACAATGTAAAACCATTAGAAGCACTCGCCGTAGTGCCGCTTAAGTTTGTCAATGCAAGCGTAGGATTGCCGTGGCTATGGTCACTTAATGCCGCCGTTGTTAATCCATTATGTGATGCCGTGATTGTCGAGCCATTAAGCCCAAAGCTAACGCCGTTCAAGTCATTAAACTGCATTGTTTGCAGGTTGCCGCTTGTAGTACCGGCACTAACATTAACAGCCGCGCCGCCACCTGGAGCCGCTACGCTAATGGCTAAACCATTGCTATTGAGAGTGATGCTTGCATTCGTTGCGCTTGTACCTGTACCAGCATATCCCCCTGCGTTTAATGACAAACCGTTACTATTGACCGTCCATGTTACATTGGTTTGAGCCGTGTTAAGCCCTACGCCGTCATTACTTGCCCTAGCTGTTGTAAGCCCGTTATGCGAGCCTGTAATTGTGGATGCGTTAATGCCAAAGCTCATCCCGTTACTATTAGCAAAGGTCAAAGCAGAAAGAAGATTGGAAGTAGTGCCAGCCGATACGCGAATGTTTGAAATAGTCGCGGCATTAGACTGCATTGCCGTAGTTAAATAAGCACCGGCGTTTAATGAAATTCCAGCACTGTTAACTGTCCATGTTACGTTAGTCTGTGCTGTGTTTAATCCTACAGCGTCAGTAGATGCCCTAGCCGTTGTTAGAAAGTTAGTGGGGATTTGACTAGAAGCAAGCTTCACACCCGCATCTAAACCAGGATAACCAAGCGCGATATTCTTGTTGCTTACAATCTCTCTAGCCATCTTATAAGTACCAAGTCTCTGTTACGCCATCACGGTCACAAGTAATGCAATCATAAGCGGCTACCGTAGTAGACCCTACCAAAGTCACGCCAGCACCAGCAGCAATCGTTATGCCGCCTGCTCCCGCTTGTAGTCTAAATGTTGCATCGCTTCCTAAATCCGCGGTTGATGATGGCTCTATCGTGTAAGTAACTGCGCTGCCGTTGCTGCAATAAACTCGCTTGCCTGCATCCGCAGTTGCGCTTGATTCGGTTATAGTTGGTTTAATGACTACGCCAGCAGGAAGCGCCCCCGTTATTGTGTGATTTGTGTTAAAATCAGAACCTAATGCAATTTCACTCACCAAAGTAGTAGCAGCTAACTTTCCCTCTGCAATAAGCGCGTCAACATCCGCCTGTACAATGTCAGGGTTTTTTGTGGTGTTAATTACCTTCGCATGAGTAATTATTAACGCCATTATTCAGCTACTACCACTGTCTGTGATTGATTGGCTGGAGCAATCCCTACCGGTCTGCCGCTGGCGTCTTTGATAATAACCTTAGGAGCGCTCATTTGAGTTATTAAAGTCGCAATAGCGGCCTGTAATCCTTCTATAGCCTGATTCTGTTTGTCCATGTGACTCGCCATGGCGCTAGGCTTAGACTCGCCATCTTCACCTATTTCATCAGTCTCTGATGCCCTCATCCTTTCAAGCCTTGCCTGTAATACCATTAATTCCTTTTTATGTTCCTGCGCTTGATTGGCAAGCAATACTTTCATTTCAGCTTCGTAGTTTAGCTTCTCAGCCTCGGCATCCGACATCTCGTCATTCCTGCTATCAGGCTGTACGGATTGTTTAGACGCTATATCAGCTTGTGCCTGCATCACTTTAATTTGTGACTCTCTGTCTTTAATCTCAAGCTCTTTAAGTTTGATTTGTTGATCGAATTGCTTATCAGATAATTGTTGTTGCGCCTTTTGTAATTCCATGCCCATCTGTTCAATCTGCATCTGCGCTTGTTGCATTGCTTCGGGTGGAATGGGTGGGGGCGCTCCCGACTCTGCATCATTAGGATCTTTGATTGGCGATTCCTTCCCTATCTCCATCGCGTCCCATGTTTGTTTCAATAACTCAACGGTGTCGATATTCTGTGCAATCTCGGGATTACTCAACGCAAAAGCAGAAAATTGCTGTAACTTCTGTACAAGTATTTCCTTTTGCATAAATGTGGAAGTGCCAGTAGCCTGCCAGTCCATAAAACTAGCCTTGCCAAATTGCTTGATTACCGCCCACTTTTGAGCAACCTCATCACCGAAGATGGCCTGAACGGTATCAACTTCTAAATACTTTAAATTCCACTCGATCAATGACTCGACGTGCTTCTCAATCATCATGTCAAAGTGCCTAATGACCTCTTTCAGCGGCAAAGAGGATGCCCCCATAATCATCGAAATGCCAGTAGCGGTTTTATTCATGCCGCTTTGGTCACCTTGCTGATACTTCGTTATCCCTGTGTCGTCGTCGCTAAATTGTTGCGACATATTGATAACGTCCATCCAGCCATTAGTAATATCAGGCTCGTTGAATTCGATGATAGAAGCCTTTTTCTCATCGGGAGAAAGACCTGGTTTAAAGTTATAAACCTTGCCTGGATACTTTTTAAAATCTTCACTCGGTAGAAACTTTGAGCGGTCAATGGCCTTAGTGCCAAGTAACGCCATGCCCTTGCCTTCCATCACTAAACGAAACGCGGCATTAGTAATCTTTTGATGCGGGAAGTTATTCTCTGCTACGCCTACGCCCCACATTTCATTAACGGTATTCTCATAGTCCGCTTTGTAATACGAAGTACAAGCAGGGCGCTCGTTGACTTTAACTACTACGCCACCGGCAACGATAGCAATGACGTCTACCAAATCTTTAACGTCCTCTGGGTCATCTACCGGAGCTTGCTCGTTATCTTTTTTAAGCAATCTACGCGGAATCTTTCCAAAGTAAACCGCTACCTTAATCCTGTCACCCTTGAACCATAGCTGGACATTCGCCCGATATTCAGAAGCTAATTCAGAGCCGTGTGTATTGGCATCATCACCAGGCGCTTTCAATGCTTTGTCGATATTGCTATAACTCTTATCCTTTGCCCACGATGCAACAACGTGAGAAGGCATCATCCTAACCCAATAAAACCCTAGACTATCCTCAGGCCTACGCGCTTCAGGATCTGGATAACAATCCAAAGGACTGCATAACTCAAAGTAAGGCAGCTCATAGGTAAAAACATTTTCTTTTATTTCGTTAATGCCAAGGCTATTGTCTGCGGATAGTGAGCGGTGGGTCTCTTCTCTTACATGTACGCCTGTTGTAAACGTAGTCCCATATACCGCCGCATCTGATACCGAGCCAGAAAGCAAGTCTTTATATCCACCGGTATCCAGTTGGAACCGGAGAATCTCCTCCATGACATCGCTAAAGTCTCTTATCTGGTCATTAGCGGGAGTGGTGTCAAATGGTAATTGTCCGTTACCTATCAAACTGTCAATAATCTTAGCGTGAGCCGCCCTAACTTTCATTCGAGTAGAGCCGATAAAAATACCTTTGGCTTTTTTAGTCTTTGCCGTAGCAGTTCCCGCAGTGTCATCATCACGGGCAATCCGCATATAATCCTGATAACAGTTAAGGAGAGTCAGCTCTTGAGGCTTCCTTGCATCTTCCCACGTGGAAAGCCTTGATACGAGAAGTTGTGATAAATCTGTATTGGTGTCAGACACGGCAAAGCCCGATTAGAGAAACGTTTGCTTTACGCTACACTCTTTTTTCTAAAAATACAGCCCGTCATCCTCTCTCGGTTGCGAGCTTTCAATTATCCTTATATTTCCGTAATCTTCGTTTGTTAGGCTGTCAGCATTGAGAGCCAAATACCTAAGACAGTCGGCACCGTGGCTAAACTCATCGTGAACAGGCTCTCCTGGCTCATTAGTTGCGTTATTAATTGACCTCCTGTATCGCTTGATACACTCTATCAGTCTTTTTGTTTTAGTAGAGTCAAAGTAAATCCTAGGTAATACCATCCTTGTAACCCTGATTCCCTCCTCAATACTGGTACTAGGTGTTATCTTCACATTCCAGCCATAGCCGCCCATTATCTGCTCGGCTGATTTTCCTGTCTGGTAAGACTTATGCCTTCCGTCATGGGGTAGCCACAGTGACCCCCAGTTGTACATTTTGTTTTTTAGCATTGAGCTGTAGTGACTTAATGTCTTTTGTGAGTCCTCAATGTACTCAATAATCCTAATTTCACTGATATGAACCTGTACAAGTATGAGGCTCATAGAGTCATTCCAGCCCAAATCGAATATGACATGAACCTTAAGTGATGGGTCATAAGGTACATTACACAACCTTTTCGAATTCTCAATTGCTACCATCTCATCGTAATAGATGGCGCCCTCAACCGCCGGCTTGCACTTACCCTCCCATATATTATCGTAATCCTTTGGGTACTTGGCCTTACACTCAAGCCGCTCTTTTTCTAACACGGATGGGAACCACGGGTTATCTGACCAGTTAACCAATACATTCACGCAATCCTCAGGAGGGTTGATAGTGAATCGTACGTGCGTTTCGTCTGTCTCTAGCTCAGGGTTGTAAGTAACCCATATTTCAGAGCCATCCTTGCGAATCGTTGGAATTAACGTAACCCATGACTTAGCACTAATCTTCTGCGCCTCCTCGCACCATACAATATCGCACCCCTCAAAAGATTTTATAGAGTCTATAGTATGGGTGGCTAGGCCACTAAAGCTAAACTCTGTCCCATTAGCGCCTCTAATCTCTGTCTGCAATATGTGGTAAAAAGACTCAAGCCCCATCTCCAGAATCATGTCTGATAAGAGCTTGTGTACTGATTGTTTGATTGAATTCTGCACTTCCCTAGCGCATAGAATCCTTAGCTTGCTTTGTGCGCCTAGAATTAATAGCGCCCTGGCGACTGACTGCGACTTACCGCTTCCCCTTCCGCCCCTTAGTATCTTGTACCGCTTTGGGCTGAATAAGAATTGCATTTTGTCCGGTAGCTGAATAACACTCTCATTGTTTGTCATTTGATACGAATTTGACAGTTAAGCCCCTCATAATGTTATCACCATCGCTAGTAACGTCCATTGATTGCGGTGGCTTGCCCTCTACCCTGTCTCCAAGCTCTTTGAAATACGGTAGCGAGCCGTGAAGCTGATTGCCTGCCATCATCTCATCCCAAAACTTATAAGCCGCCTCATATATTCCTTTCATCTTGTCATTCTTGCCAAGAGTGACCTTTTCAGGATAAACCTCTGACACTTTTAGCAAAGCACTGCTCCATAGCTTGCTCTTTGCGGCGTTCTGATTTCCTAGCGGTGCGCCTGCCATATTGATTTAATTCAACCTTTTGATCTATATTGATGATTGTTGATATAGTATAACAGAGTGTTCCACGTTTTACATATACCCGAATTGTGAATCATTCCAGTTTGCGCTTGTGGCTTTTATCTCTTTGCGCTTACCGGCTCCTGGTTTAATTCCGCCTTTGTTGGCCGCTCTGGCCCTGCGTTTGTTGTTTAGTGCTATCTCTGACATAGTATCTTCTTTGCGCTGCCATGTTTCCAGCTTGGTTATCTTTCCTTTTGCCTTCAGGAATCTTGCTACATCCTCGGCTATCTGTGCGCTTTGTCTTTGTTTTAAAAGCATAGTCACCCCTTTATAGAGGGTGATATTGTAACACAATTAGCCTAATTATGCACAGACATCAAACTTATCACCCCTTATCTGCATTTTTCCACTCGCTGAATTCCGGAATATAAACCTGGTTGTCGTGCCGGCATCCTTTGTGCATAAAACTGAATGTCTGCCTAATCCCATCTTCCCAATAATCACAGACTACATGGCCGGTAGATTCAGGCTCAATATGGTTTATAAGCCCAATAGTCCACTCATTATACAATGGATGCGGTCTAATCTGTATTGCCTTGCCGATGGTTATCATCATAGAACCCTCAAATCAAACCCAATCTTAACGCTTTTGAGGTTGCAGGATGTATAAGGGATTTCCGAATTAAGCAAGCCACCCTTTCGAGTGGCTGCGTCCTAAACGCCGAAAGCGTAA